GCCCGCGACGCGGAAGGCCGCGAAAAGCTGTACCTGATGGTCAAGCTGACCGAGAAGCTTCAAGCAACGCTGGAGGCGGCACTGAACGACGGGAAGATGGCCTCGCTCCAGTTGAAGCACGAAGCGGAAATGTTGGCGCGGGATCGGGCTCAGGGCGTCAATGTGAATGGGTGGAGCTAGTCAAGGCTGCGCTGGCTGAGCCTCGCCATGTGGTGCGCTTATGGCATCCGGCAGCAGAGGGCGAATTGCTCGACCTTGGCAACGGCATCAACGCAGAGATTCAGGTGGGCGATCCGGCCTACCAGTTAACCAGCGGCGAAATCGTCGCGCTTTAAACACTTTGGACACTCCGTGAGGAATCCAGGAAGGCAAAGATGAGCACAGAAGATCAAGGCAATTCGGAACTCGACGCGCACGGCGCAGCGGCAGCATTTGATGCACTGCTGGGTGGTTCCGAGGGCGCCGAGCAGCAGGGCGAGCAGCGTGCCGGCGAAGAGACGGAAGAACAAGCCGCTGAGCGCATTGCCGCCGAAGCTGCGAGCGATGAGGCTAAGCCGGAAGACGAGCAAGCCGCAGAGCCGCAGAAGTTCACGATTAAGGTAGACGGCAAAGACGTTGAGCTGACCGCTGACGAAATGGCGGAGGCCTACAAGGGCCAACTCCGTCAGGCCGACTACACGAAGAAAACGATGGAAGCCGCTGAGCAGCGTAAGGCTGCTGAGGCTGAAGTGGCGAAGGCGCGCCAAGAGCGTGAAACCTACGCACAGAAATTGGAAACGTTCGCGAACCAAGCGAACTACGAGGTGCAGGCGATTGCCGCGCAACTCACAGAAGAACTTCTGCAGTCGGACCCGGTGGAGTACCTGCGCTTGCAACACATCGTCCAGCGACGACAAGTGGAGCTTGGGCAGGCCCAACAGGAGCTACAGAAGGTCAACGATCAACGCAACACGGAGAAAGCGGAGTCCGAACGTCGCTATCTCGCGGAGCAGCACGAGCAGCTTCTTGCCAAGCTCCCCGAGTGGAAAGACCCGGCCAAGGCTAAAACCGAAGTGGCGAAGATCAAAGAATACCTTGGGCAGCAAGGCTTTGACGAGCGCGAGTCGGACTTCACCGACCACCGTAACGTCATCCTCGCCCGCAAGGCTATGCAGTACGACGCTCTGATGGCAAAGGCGAAAGACGCCGCCAAAAAGGTGTCGGCACTGCCTACGAAGGTCGAGCGCCCCGGCAATGCCGAAAGCGCACCGAAAGCGACCGATGGCCGGACGCGCGCAATGAAGCAGATGGAGGCATCGGGAGGTTCGCTCTCTGCCGCCGCTGGAGTCTTCGCGCAACTCATCTGACAACCTCTTTTCATACGCCGTGAGGCGTTAGGAGAACGAAAATGGCAGCACCTACCAATACCTTTACCTCGGCTTCGGCCATCGGCAACCGCGAGGATCTGGCCGACTTCATCGACCGCATCACGCCGAGCGATACCCCGCTGTACTCGATGATCGCCAAGAACAAGGCGACCGGCATCACCCACGAGTGGCAGGTTGACGCACTGCGTGCCGCTGGCGCGAACGCCCAGGCCGAAGGCGACGACTCGACCGCAACCGCAGTCACCCCGACTGTGCGCCTCAAGAACACCACGCAGATCCTGAAGGAAGTTGCGAGCGTGTCTGGCACCCAGGAGGCCGTGGACAAAGCTGGTCGCAAGTCGGAGATGGCCTACCAACTCGCCAAGAAGTCGGCAGAGCTGAAGCTGGACATCGAGTACGCTTTCACCCGCAACAGCGTCACCGCATCCTCGCCGCGTCAGCTGCGCGGTCTGGTGGGTTGGATGGGCGACAACGTGAACGGTGGCACCGGCTATGTGGCGCCGAACTACACCACCAACGTGGCGCAGACCGATGGCACCCAGCGCACCTTCACTGAAGCCATGCTGAAGGACATCGGCCAGAAGTGCTATGCCGCTGGCGGGCGCCCGACCGTGCTGATGATGGGTACCACCCAGAAGCAGACCTTCTCGACCTTCACCGGCAATTCGACCCGCTTCAAGGACGCTGACGCCGAGCTGCAAGCATCCATCGACGTGTACAAGTCGGACTTCGGCACGTACAAGGCGATGGTCAACCTGCAGCAGCGCTCGCGCGACATCTTCCTGCTGCAGCCGGACAAGCTGGCCGCTTCGGTCCTGCGTCCGTGGGAGGTGTCGGATCTGGCCAAGACCGGCGACAGCATGCGCAAGCAAATCATCATCGAGCTGACCCTGGAATGCAAGAACCCGAAGGCTCACGGCCTGATCGCGGATATCACTTGATCCAGTAACCCAAGCGCCGGCCCTTCGGGGCTGGCGCATTAATAGGGAGTTCGAATGAGCATGATTACCGTTACTGCAACCGGCGCCAGCGTCACCTCGGGTGAATCGTCCGCCGCCGTGGCAATCCCGCAGGATAGTGCAGGCAAAGTAGCACGTTCCGTCCGCGTGTCTGCCACTGCTGCCGCACACGTAAAGCTGGGCACCGCTGGTGTGACTGCTGCTGCTGGCGATCTGATGGTGGCGCCCGGTGATGCCGTGAAATTGGCCGTAGCTGTTGGCCTGACACATATCGCCGTGATCCAGGACACCACCGCTGGCACGGTGAATATTGCGCCGCTTGAGGGCTTCTGATGTCGGCGCTCGCAACAACGTTCAAGACCGAGGTTGACCGCCTGTATGTCGGTCGTTCGCAGGACTGCACAAAGATCGCGGAATACGCGAAGGCACTGCACAACGAAGGGTTGCACGGCTCTGCCGATGTGAAGCACGTCGCAAAGCTGCCGCTTGTGATCGTTGAGAAGTACTGCAACGAGCGAGGCATCACGTTTGAGCAGTTCATGGCCGAGGAAAAGCACATCAAAGCCGTGGTGGAAGACCGCGACAACGCCATGTTTCGCATCTGGCCGGGCAGGCTGTAACACAAGACACCGACTTAACGCCGTGAGGCGCTGGAAGGAATCATGCAAATCTACGAAGACAACCTCACCGCGCGGGTCAACGGTCAGTTGCAGCCGCTGCTGGGCGTGTCGATCACGGTCAAGGACAGCAACGGTATTTCGGCCTCGCTGTACTCTGATGATGGCGTAACGCCACTCGCGCAGCCGCTGACCTCCGACAAGAACGGCTATTTCGGCTTCTACGCGGCCAATGGCAAATACACGGTGTACTTCGCCAGCTCGCAGATCGGCAGCTTTACGCGCACGATCAAGCTATACGACCCCGACGACGCCCCGCCGCTGACGCAATCACAAGCAGCAGCATCAACCGGCTCAACCAAAATTGGCAACGGCGGCGAAACCGTGGCCGACAGCTTCAATGCCCTGCAACTGGCCGACTACACCGTCCTGCGCGCCTACACCGGGCCGCGCAAGAGCGTGTATGTGACGGGCTATCTTGGCACGGCTGCACCTTCGGGTATCGCGGGCATGTTCGTGCGCGATGACTCGGACACTGCGACTGCTGATGATGGCGGCACGGTCATCATGGCCAGCAACGGGAAGCGGTGGAAACGTCGCTTCGATGGCCCTGTCAGCGTGCGCTGGTTCGGTGCGAGTGGCGATGGCACTACCGACGACACGGCAGCGATCCAAGCCGCGCTCAATGGCCGCATCCGCCGCATCTTCATTCCGGCTGGCACCTACAAGACCACGGCCACGCTTACGATCAACCAGGACACGGTGATTGAGGGCGCAGGCGGGTCGGCTGAAATCAACAACCAGATCATCAGTAAGATCAGCGTGTCGGGCGACTTCGACGGCATGGCTGTGAATACCGGTTCGCCCGGCTACTATGGCTGGTTGACGATCAAGCGCCTCACCATCAGCAAGGAGGGAGGCACGGCCAACACCAACACCGGCCTGAAGATGACCAACTTCGGCCCGCACGTCATTCTGGAGTCGGTCGCCTGCTGGCATTTCGCCACCGGCTTCGACCTGTATGCCGGCATCATGCAACTGAATAGCTGCGAGGCGCGCTGGTGCACGCTCGGCTACCAGCTAAAAGGAACCTCGTTTGTCGTCCAGAATTCGTACGCCAAGGACGGGGGCACTGGCTACCGCATCAAGGATCAGACGGTTTATGCGTGCCTGATCGGCTGCGCCTCGGACAACAACAGCGGAAACGCCTACGAATTTATCGGCACCACTGGGCCGTTCAATACTGCATTTCTTAGCACCAGCAGCAATGTTCACATGCAGTCCTGCGGTGCAGAAGTATGCGGCGGCTACCTGTACGTTGACGGTAACTTCGCTCTGGAGGTGTCCAATCCGTCAGTCTCTAACATCAGTGGGAAGCCGGGCTTCCTCAACGTGGAGAGCGCGCGCAAGGTCAAGCTGCGCGGTATGGAAAAGATTCCGCTCACCGACTGGCTGCGAATCAATACTGCCAAGTGCACGCCTGATGTGGTGATCGTGGAAGGTGATCTACCACCGCAAAACTTGGCTTCGCCGCCAGCGCCGACCTATACCAACATCACGACCGCAGTGGCAGCGCCTAAAACAAGCTACGGCCTGCTGCAACTTGCGAAAACCCGCGTTCCCTACTTCAATATCAACAGCGTCGGGGCAGGCGCGAACAACTACTCGACCATCGAGCGCGGCATCTTCGCCTCGCAGGCCACCAGCACAAGTAAGTTGCGGTTCCGCGCCAAGGTGCTGAGCAATGGGCACAAGGTTTGCGCCCGTATCAAGTTCCTGGCGCTGAACACCAGTGGCGCGGGCGACTCGGGCGGCGACGTATTCCTGACCGCACAGAACTCAGGCGGCGCGATCAACAGGAATGCCAAATCCACCGCCACCGATGTGACTGTAGCGATGAGTACGGCAGCTTCTGCCGATGGGTACACTTACGTGTACTTCGACATCTCGTCCACACAGACGTTCCAATACCTGTGGGATGCGGAGTGCTATTGCGTCTACGAGTTGTTCCAGGCCGATATGGTCACGGAGTACAACAACTGGGCTGTATCTCGCACCTGACAGAACTCATGCCAACCACAGCCCAGCATAAGGACCGCGCATGACCATTATTGCATCCGCAGTCGGCACGAACTCCAGCCGCGATTACGACTGGTTGCAGCAGTCCGTCGCGGACTGGACTCACCGCACTGACCTTGGCTCACGCATGGCCGATTTCGTCATGCTGGCCGAGAAGCGTATCAACACGACGCTCAAGGCGCAAAACCAGACCCTGACCGCGCTTATTGATCTGGAGGCGGGCAGTAGCTTCTTCGACCGGCCAAATTACATTTCCGAGGTTCGTTCGGCGGCGCTTGTCGGCTTTGGTACGCTGACCTACGTAGCGCCAAACCAGTATGACGCAATGTTCGCGTCTGGCGAGAGCGGGAAGCCGCGCAACTATACCGTTGTCGGCGCGCAGATGAAGGTCGGCCCGACACCGGACGTTGGCTACCAGATCAGCCTGACCTATCTCGCCAAAGCGCCCCCCCTGGCCGATTCTGGCGGCACGAACTGGCTGATTGAGCAGAACGCCGATGTGTACCTCACGGCAACGATGTGCGAGGCGCTTATCTTCATCAAGGATCAGGTCGCGCTAGAGGTATGGGAGGCCAAATTCAAAGTGGCGATGGATTCGCTCAATACCAATGAGTGGGGCATGGGCGGGACGCTTGCCATTCGCCCTGACGCAAACACTCCGTAAAGGGACCAGAACATGGCAGTTGAAACCGTTACCTACGTTGGCGACCTCGATCCAACCAACCCGAGCGGAAGTGCGCCGAAATCCGAGGGCGATGACCACCTGAGGAACATTAAGAGCGGACTGAAAAACAGCTTCGTTGGCTACTCTGGCGCGATCATCGCGACCGGCACGGACGGCGGCGCTGCAAATGTGTACACGCTGACGCCGGCAACTGCGCTGGTGGCGTACAGCTCAAAAATGATGGTCGTGTTCTGCCCTGTGGTCGACAACACGGGCGCGGCGACACTGAATATCTCGGGCCTCGGGGCAAAGCCCATCGTGTCGGTAGCTGGCGTCCCGTTGGTTGCTGGCGACCTGACTGGTGGGCGCTACTACACTGCGTTCTACGATGGCACCAAGTTCCGCCTCGATAACGTGACGCAGAACTACGTTGACCAGCTCGTTATCTCCGGCACGGTTCCAGGCGTGAGCAATCCGGCCAATGCTGACAAGTTCTTCCATACGGACGGAACTGCGGGCGGCTGGGCAAGCGTGGATCTGAGGGGTGAGCCGACGAAGGATAAGGGCAACACCGGCACTACTGCGCAAGTGATCGCATATACGGACGGCGAGGGCCAAACACTGACCGCGACGGGCAACCATTCGCTTTCGACAACGGGCTGGCCGACTGGCCGAGTGGCGGGGATGCTGCTGCATTTGGTGAACTACGGCGCGTACTCGATCACGACCACCGGCATTACTTGGATCAAATCGGATGGCAGTGAAACGACCAACTTTGCGACCTCGGGTATCACGTTGAGCGCAACTGGCCGCAGTCGCGTCATCCTGTACTCGTTCGGTGATGGTGTTGTGTACGGGCGGGCCGCATGAAGCCCTGGTTGCTCGCCATGCTGACGGCGAACCGTAAGCTGGTTACAAGAACGTTCACGTCAAACACGACATTCACGACGCCCTTTGGCGTGAGTAATCTCGTGTCGCTAGTGGGCGTTGGTGGGGCGACGACTACCCAAGAAGTTGTTGATGTGGCGGTGCATTACTATGCATCGGGAACCGGCGATCCCGGCTCAACGGTCACGTGGGGCAATTTCAGCCCGACCCACAACAGCAACGTTTCAGCCGTGAACGCTGGCGGGACTGCGACGATCACCTATGCCGACATCAATGCATACGGTGACGGCACAGGACACGTCAACAGCACATCAACTGGAACCCTCGTCAACATCATTGCAGGTACATCCTCATCGGTAACGCTCGGTGGCTGGTCTGATAGCGGCCCGATTACCTCTACCGGCGAATCGCATATTCGCTATAGCCAAACCGGCGATAACACAACAGGCTTCGGCAAAACGTTTGCCGGAGATACTGGCAGCGGCGTGGCTACTGCGACTTATAACAACGTGGCAGTCACGGAAAATACGCCCTACAACTTGGTTATCCCTACTGGCGGTTCGATCACGATCACATACTACCAATGACCAAAGTACCGTTCAAACAGCCGGGGTCTGTTGGCGTCATTAAAGACGTTCCAGCGTCGGAACTGCCGGTTGGCGCATGGTCGGATGCGTCGAATATCCGATTCCTCGATGGCTCGGCGCTCCAGTTTCTCGGCCACGGACAGGTGTACAACAGCCCCAGCGAGGCGCCGCAGTATCTTCTGCAGGCCAATGTGTCGGGGCAGCGATACTGGCTCTACGCGACCGTTGACAAGCAGTTTGCGGTGTCCAATGCGTCCGGGTCGTCTGTGCATACGGACATCACGCACACCACGCCGCGCACTGGCACGGTCAACGCATGGTCAGGCTTCGTTTTCGGTGGCGTCCCAGTTCTGAACGCAGGCGATGGCAAAGCGCCGATGTATTGGGACCAGAACCTGACGCACAAGTTTGCCGACCTGCCTAATTGGCCTTCTGGCGACTCGTGCAAGGTGCTGCGGCAGTACAAAAATCTAATGATCGCGCTGAACGTGACCAAGAGCGGGACAAGCTACCCGTTTATGGTCAAGTGGTCGAATCTCGCTGTCGCTGGCTCGCTGCCCTCTACGTGGGATGAGGCCGATGCGACGCAGGACGCGGGCGAATTCGACCTATCGGAAGGCCAAGATCCCATTGTTGACGGCATCGGGCTGAAAGACTCGTTTATCGTCTATAAAGAGTCATCCACGTGGGCGCTCGATTACATCGGCGGTCAGTTCATCCTGAAAAGCCGAAAGGTGTCGGGCATGAGCGGGCTTCTCAACATGAATTGCGTTGTCGATTTCGATTCGGGCCTGAATAACCTGCATTTCGCGGTGACTGGCTCTGACATCGTGATCCATGACGGCTACACGGCGCAATCGGTGCTGGACAAAAAAGCGCGCCGGTTCTTCTTCCAGAACATCGACGTGACAAACAAAGGCAAGGTGTTTGTCTTCAAAAACCCGTTCCTGAATGAGATTTTCGTTGCCTACCCAAGCATCGGCGCTACATGGTGCGACACGGCTCTCGTCTACAACTATGTGGACCAGACCGTCACTTTCCGCTCACTGCCTAACGTCACACACGCCGCATATGGTCCGGTCGATAACTCACTTTCCGGCAATTGGAATCAGGACGATGCGCCGTGGGACACCGACCTGACCGCGTGGAATGGCCCCGACTACACGCCGGACACCGCCCGCGTGATGATGGGCAGCGCCGACGCAAAGCTATTCCTGCTCGATGCCTCGGCCTCGTTCGATGGGGCTTTGCCGGACGCCTACCTTGAGCGCACCGGACTATCGTTTGATGCGCCTGAGCGAATCAAGCTGGTTTCATGGGTGCGCCCGCGTATCGTCGGCAACATCGGCGGCACGGTGATTGTGAAAGTAGGGGGTGCCGAATATCCGGACCAGGAGCCTACTTGGCAGGCCGCAATGACGTACGCCATTGGGACTAGCAGCAAGCTAGATTGCTTCGTGTCGGGACGTTATCTCGCTATTCGGTTTGAGACCGGAACCGCGTACTCCTGGCGATTGGATGGTTTTGACGCCATGGTTGATGACGCAGGGGAATATTGATGCGGCCGCAAAATTCTAGCGATCAACGCTACCAGCCGGGTCAAACGCCCGACGATCCGGCGCAGCTATCTCGGTTTCTGCGCGAGGAATTGGCGAAGCTGAAAGTGGCAATTGACACCGTTGCAGATGGCTTTGCGCCAGTGGTTTATGCGTATCCGGCCAAGCCACGCGACGGTATGCTTAGGAACTTCGATGGAGTCCAATGCAATCCAGGCAGCGGAGCGGGTTTGTACCGCTACGGCGGTGGTACGTGGAATTTCCTAGGGTAGCGCGGATTTACAATATCAGTAACTAAGGGCTGACCATGCCCGCTTATACGCCGCGAGGCGCTAGGAGAAATAATGGGCCTGCTTGACGGGATTCTTAAGATTGGTGCGCCTATTGTCGGCGGCCTGTTGGGTGGCCCTGCTGGTGCCGCAATTGGTGGCGCTTTGG